TGGGGCTCTTCAAACAGCAAGTGCAACTCAATTAGCAACTCCAAGTAATTCATTTATCTTTGGATTTAACATTGTTCCACAAGGAGCAAATGGTAATACTAATACTGCTGTGATTCAATCATACTTAGGACCTGTTGGAAAACAACCTAAAATAGCTGGATCAATTGCAACTACTAATTTACCTGATGATATGCCATTAGGAATTATGATTGGAACTAAAAACAACACAACAACCGCCTCTACTATTTGGGTTGATTATGTTAAAGTAATTAGTTCTAGAAGCTTTAGTGGTTCAACTACTAAGTAATAACAATTAACCAAGGTAGGGTGTAAAAGCCCTACCTTTTATAGGAGATAAAAACATGAGTATTCAAGGACCGATAAGCTCGTTTTCTGTTACTGCTGCAGCTTCCAATGCAACTATATATTCTGGTCCTGCTAGAATATTAGGTGTTTATTATATGAATGACGCTGCTACTGGCACGATTGTATTATATGATGATTCAACGGAAGTATTTAAAATACAAATACCAGACGGCTCTTCAACAGAAAATGCAAATTATATAGAATTTCCAGGTGATGGAATTAGAGTTGATACAAGTTTAAAATATACATTTACCTTAGTTAAATACGGAACGATCCTTTATCAAAAAGGATAGTTTATGGGTAGAACAAGAGACAAGCAACCGCCAAAAACAAAAAAATATTTCCGCTCCACAAAATCTGGGGCGGGAATGACTAAGGCTGGGACCGCACGTTATAGACGTGAAAATCCTGGTTCTAAATTAAAAACAGCCGTAACAGGCAAAGTTAAAAAAGGATCTAAAGCTGCAAAAAGAAGAAAATCTTATTGTGCAAGAAGTGCAGGACAAATGAAAAAGTTTCCAAAAGCTGCAGCTAATCCTAATTCAAGATTACGTCAGGCAAGAAAAAGATGGAAATGTTAAATGAGGTTACTTTTTTTTACATTAACTTTTGTTTTAGTTTTTGCTGCAATTACTAGCGCCCAAGGAGCTGATACTAACACTGTTAGTTCTACGGTAGTTACAAATAATACCCCCAGCACGGCTAATGCACCAAGTGTCGTGGTTAACAACTCAGACATCTGTAAAACTGCGGCGTCGACTGCGGTTCAAACACAAATACTAGGTTTAGCAACTGGCGTAACAATCACGGATGAAAACTGTGAACGTATAAAATTATCACGCTCACTTTACTCGATGGGCATGAAGGTGGCCGCAGTGTCAACACTTTGTGCTGATCCAAGAGTATTTGATGCCATGTACATGGCAGGAACATATTGTCCTTATATGGGTGCTATTGGTGAAGAAGCTAAAGAAGGATGGGAAAACAATCCTGATTTAGTACCTGAAGGATCATTAATATATAAGAAAATAGAAATAGAACAAAAAGAAAAACAAACAACTGGATTAACTGATGGAGAAAAACTTGCGAAATTTATTTTATTTGGCATGGCTATGCATTCTGGCATCGTGGCCTTCTTCCCTTAAAGCAGAGTGTCCTATAACAGCAACAGGTTTATGTACACCTGGTGTTGAGGAAACCATTGTTATAGATGAAGTTGAAACAATTGAATACGAAGCTGATGGTTATACCGTAACAACCGATACTACAACCACTACCACGACAATTACTACTACCAATGAAAATTCATTAGATATTTTAGATGGTGATAATGATTATGTATCATCTAAATATGAAGGGGACATGGATGTGGACTGGGGAGGTCAAGGACCGGCAACAATGCCGTCTGGCAACAGTTGTTATAATTTAGGTGCTGATAAATGTGCACAAATAACAGGAAGTGGTAATAGCACATCAACTATGGGCGTGAGCGGAATGGGTACAACATTTATTAATACAATAGATATTTCAGAACTAGACATAGAGAATGGAGGAAGAACTAATTACACTATAAAAGTAGATAAACGAGATTCTCAAGATAGAATCTACATGCACATTACAGGTAAAGACGGAAGCACATCGGTATTTAATGGCACAGATATTTTATCTGAATCTGGTGTAGCAAGTGGTTTTCAAGAATATGAAGGAGGATTTGATTTTTCAGGAGGAATTACAACAATAATTGTAGAGGTAGGGGGTAGAGATATTAATCTTGCAATCGGACCCTTGTTCGATGATGTTACAATTAATGTGCTCTATAACGTTGTCAATACGATAGTTACAGAACATATACTTAGTGTTGAAATGTGGGTAGCCTATGGGGGTAGTACAGAAACAGAGGTTATAGATATTGTAGAAAACATTTTTGAACATAATGATGTAATAGAAGATGCTACTGATGAAATGTATTTTGAGCCAGAGTTTGATGAACCAGAAATAGAATTATCTTATGAAACAGTTGAGATGGAAATGGATTTTGAAATGCCTAACATTGATATGGAAGAAATGGAAGTAGCAACTATAGAATATGAAATGGAAATGGAAATGGAAATAGAAATGGAAATGGATCTTGAAATAGATTTACCTGAACCAGAAATGGAACCAGAAATGGAAATTGAGGTTGACACAGAATCAGAAATAGAGGAACCTATTGTTGAAGAAACTGAAACAGAACCAGAGGAGGTAGCAAATGAACCTACTGAAGAAGATGTGGAAGAGACTCCAGAAGATGTGGCAGAAGAACCAGAGGTTGAAGAAAGCACATCAGAGGCTTCTGAGGATGAAGGAAGCAAAGAAGATATGGATAAAACAGAAGATAAGGCTGAGGACGAAGAGGTAAAAGAGCCAGAATCTAAGAAAGAAAAAGCTGCTAAAAAGATAGTAAAGAAGATGGGTGATAAAGGTAGATATGATTCAACAAATCAGTTAAAAACATTAATAGTTATGCAGGTGCTAGGTAATACTAAAACTTTTTTTGACTCACAAAAACAATTAAATGATCGAGAAGGATTTTTTACAGACATGATAATACCTGACACACAAATACCTAATAATAATATAGGGCAGTATTTATTATTTGCTGGAAGTGAAGGACTCATGAATGAAATAATTGATAGTCAATGGCAGACGGATTCGGAGTAGCTATGGCAGAAATGGAGTTTGCAGGAATTAAATTTAAAGGTGGAAAGATCTTTGTAATTCTTACAGCATTAACCACACTTGGTGGAGGACTGTGGGGAGGCTTTGAATTTTATAAAGATTACCTTAACATGAAAGAGCAGATACAAAATTATGTTGCACCGGACTTATCTGAGTTTGATAAAAACATTGCACTAACAAAAGAAGAAATGTCTAGTAAAACAGATCTATTACAAACAGAAATAGAAATGTTAATGTCTGAAATGGAAATGATGATGCAAGAAATAAGACTTGTATCAGATGTTGCAAACGAACTTAAAAATGATTTACGAACTGATGTTCGTAGAGTTGAATCAATTGTTAATGATGTTGAGCAACAAGTAAAAGAAGATTCTAGAGACAATGCAAAAGATCTTAAAACTACTATTGATACACTTGAAGACGACATGAAAAAATTAGAAGAGAGAATAAAACAATCACAAAAAGAACTAGAAGAAAAAATTGATAAAAGGATTAAAAGAGCATTAGAAAATCCTTTAGGAGGGTAAAATGAAATTATCAGATAACACTAGCGTAAGCATGCCTATGAGAAACCTTTTGAGTATTCTCGCAGCCGTCGGAATTGGCGTGTATAGTTACTTCGGGATTATTGAGCGCCTGAATAACATCGAGACACAAGGTAAGTTAATGCTAGCAGATGTTGAAAAAAACACGGAATTCCGTATAAAATGGCCTCGTGGTGAAATGGGGTCCCTACCCGCTGACGCTCAGCAGGACATGCTAATTGAGTTCATGGCAACTCAAATTGAGGCTATGCAAGAAGAAATGGAAGGTATGATGAGTAATACTGTAAATATAAAAAGAGCACAGCAAGATATCGAAAAATTAATTATAGATACAGAAAAACTAGAGGACAAAGTGAGGGCAAATGGAAGTCATTAGCGTAATACTTATGTTTGTTTTTGGTAATATGAATGACCAAGCAACTCAAATGACACAGTATATTCCTATGAAATCATTATCTTCTTGTATGAAAGAAGTAAGATTACTTAAAAAGAAAAATACAGGATATGACAAGGATGCTTTTTGTGGTCCTGGTATTGTACATATAGAAGATGGTGAAGTAATAGCATTATATAATGAAGTGCCAGATGGTGCTACAATGGTTAAAAAAGATATAGATGCAGCAGCATTTGAAAGATGGTCTCTTCGTGCTAAAGCTAAATGGGATTAATGGAACCTGTAACAGCAATATATATATTTTTTGGAACTTTATGGGTTGTTGGAGCTCTTACTTATTTGTAATATATGGCTAGGATTACTACAAGGAATGAGTACTTTACTCCTGTTAAAAAAAGAACTTCAATTGGTCACTCTTCAAGATCTAAACCTAAGAATAAACATAAATTAAAATCATGGAAAAGTTACAACCGACAAGGCAACAGATAATTGAAGATGTTAGACTTTGGTCTAAACATTTTTTAGAAGTCCCAAATCTTCATTTAGGTGGAGTGCCTGCCTGTCCTTTTGCTAAAAAAGCTTGGCTAGATAAAAAGGTATGGGTAACAGTAAAACCTAAATATAGTCCTTATAAAAAAGAATTAAATGATTGTTTAAAAAATTTAGATTTTTCGGTTTCAGAAATTCTTATATTTTGTGACCCTTATTTTAGTTATTCTCCTGATGAACTTCATATGGCTACTGAAGATTTTAATGAATGGTATAATAAAAAAGACTTTTATTTTATGAGTTTTCATCCTTCTAATCCTGCAACGGAAGAAGAACAAAGGTTCCTTGTTTCCCCAAATAAGGATGTAGATGTATCAGGACCTGACTATAAATATTCTATGATGTTGGTACAAAAGTTCTCGCAATTACAAGAAGCTTCTGATAAATTGCATAAGCAAGGTTATTATAAACAATGGCCTGACGAATACTATCAAGACGTTGTGGTATCTCGTGCTAATAAATACAAACAGATCAATGGAGGTCTATCATGATGGGTAAAAAGAAAACTGCTAAAATGAAAGGCGGAGGAAGAGTTAAAAAAACTGCTAAAATGCGTGGCGGAGGAAGAGTTAAAAAAACCGCTAAAATGCGTGGTGGCGGAAAAGTTAAGAAAATGAATATGGGTGGTCGTACAGGCGACATGATGTATTCAAGAGGTTATGGTGTTGATGAAAGATCAAAACGTATGCCTACTATGTTAATGGACCGTGGTCCCGCTGGTATGAAAAAAGGTGGAAAAGTTAAAAAGAAGAAACAAGGTTATAAAGATCGTAAAGATGAATCTATTGCTATGCGAATAAAAAAGAAAAGAACTAAAAAACAATTGAAAGCAAGCAGAGATGAATCTTATGGTAAATTTGGAAGTAAGGCTCGTAAAAAAGGCAAGATCAATAGATAATGCCAACATATGCAAGCACTGCTGATTTTAATCTTTCAATAAGTGAAATTATTGAGGAGGCTTTTGAACGATGTGGAATCCAAGATCGAAGCGGTTATGAATTAAAAACTGCTCGAAGATCATTAAATCTTTTATTGGCTGAATGGTCTAATAGAGGACTTAATCTTTGGACGATACAAAAGCAAACTGCTGCATTAGCAGCGGATACAACCAGTTTATCTGGTACTGCTTTGTATGGTTCAGGTGCAAATGCTGCATCTGAAATTGTAGAAATAACAGATATGGTTATTCGTGATTCAAGTAATAATGAATATTCATGTTCTCCAATTAGCCGTTCAACATATTTAAATTATACAGTTAAAACTTCTGGTGGAAGACCTACGCAATTTTACTTTGAAAAAACTATTAACCCTACTTTGTATTTATATCCAGCAGCAGATGTAGCTTATACTGTAGTTTATTATGCTATGTTACGAATGAAAGATTCAGGTGCTTATACTAATAATGCAGAGATACCTTTTTCTTTTTTACCGTGTTTAACAGCAGGGCTTGCTTATTATATTGCTTTAAAATATGCTCCCGAAAGAACGCAAATTTTAAAGATTGCTTATGAAGAAGAATTTAGAAGAGCAGCAGACACTAATAGAGGAAATGTAAGTTCTCACTTTGTGCCTCAACTAGGAATTGTAGCGGGGACATATTAATGGGTCGTTATGTTTCAGGTAGATTTGCATTAAGAATTTCTGATCGTGACGGAATGGCTTATCCGTACAATGAGATGGTTCAAGAATGGACAGGAGCCTGGGTTCATATTTCAGAATACGAGCCTAAATCTCCTTTATTAAATCCTACTAATCATCCTACCGATGCACAATCATTAAAACATGCAAAACCTCAAAGAGGAGATGCTACAATTGAAGTAGGAGTAGTAGGTGTAACTCCCAATTTTTTTCAAACTTTAGATGAAACAACTACTCTTTCCGATGGGTCTGTAGTTATTGTTAAAAGTATGATGCCTTTAAGTATTCAACAACCTTCAAAAATAACTAAGATGCAAAGTTTTACAGGAAATGTTACAGTGAGCACATCATGACCGATTATTCAGATTTAAACGATAATGTAAGAAACTATACAGAAACAGATAATATTATTTTATCTGATACTATTATACAACCTTTTATAAAATCTATTGAGGATCAAGTAATGAGAACAGTAGATCTTACTTATTATCGTAAATATGACAATGCAGTATTAACAGTAAATAATCCTTTTTTACCTCTTCCTTCCGATTGGCAAAATACACGT